ATTTCTATCAAATGATCTTCGTGGATTAATTCCGGGAATCATGGAAGACATTGAAGGTCTTGATCCATATTATTTATTTAGTGCTATGACGGCAGATGGAAGTCCTCCTTGTGACTGTTACACATGCGATGTAACAAGTGGGGGTGCTTCTTATTTTTTGACTACATCCTTATCTCCTGATTTTGATCCAGCTCTTTGCACCAAGACTGATATTTCTAAGTGTAAGCCCGCACCTAAAGAGTCATTCACAAATCAGTTTGATACAACTATGATTCCAACAGTTCTTGCAGCGGCACTCCTTTTATTTTTTGCAATGAAGTAGTATTTTAAGAGTGAAACTTTAGTGAAACAATAAGATGGAAAATATCTTCCGTATAAAAAAGACATCTGATTCATCGTCGCCTATAAAAACGCAGGGCACGCTCGATCATATTCATTCTACGATCATATCATCAATTCGAGATACTAAATTAAATACAAATGAAATTGAAGAACAATGTGTAAAATTGGAAGAACATGTTGAGGACATGACTGTATCAAGTTCAATTGAACAAGTTGTTAAATCGTCTAAAGCAGAATCGGAATTAAAAGAATTACGGTTTAGATTAGATTCTAAAAATCCAGTTGAAGAATATTACGTAAAAAATGCAGACATTATGCTTCAATATTACGGAAATACAGAGAAACCAAAACAAGCAGCAACGTCTTGTATGGATGAAAATACATTCGTAAAGTATTTGGTCACAAGTACGGCCGGCGATACTGGTAGTCAAAGTAAAAAACAACTTTTTGAAGAATATGCTACTCGTATGAAACTGAAAGGAATGGAAGTTGCGGAAATGAAACAGGTTATTACCGAACACTGTGAGTCCTGTAATATTGCTCGTGAAGAATTGACATCAGAAGGTGTACTTGTATGCCCTAAATGTGGATCAGAAGAATACATTATGGTAGTATCTGATTTTCCTTCATTTCGCGATCCTCCTAAAGAACGCAATAATTATGCGTATAAAAAGATCAATCACTTAAATGAAATTTTGAATCAGTTTCAAGCAAAGGAATCTACAATTATTCCAGATGAGGTGATGCATGAAGTCATCAGTGAAATTAAGAAACGCCGTATTCAGAACATTGCTCAAATGACCGAAAAAGAAATACGAGACATTTTAAAGAAGCTAAATAAATCTAAGTATTACGAACATGCCGCTCATATTCTTTCGAGACTTAATGGAAACCCTCCACCAACGATTACGCCAGAAATTGAAGAAAAGATTCGTACGATGTTTCAAGAAATCCAGGCGCCTTTTTTGCTGTACTGTCCGGATGACCGCACTAACTTTCTGTCTTATTCGTATATTTTGTTCAAGTTCTTCGAGCTGCTGGAACTGGATGAGTACAAAGCGTATTTCCCTTTACTAAAGTCACGTGATCGTTTGATTGCACATGATTTCATATGGAAAAAAATTTGCGAATATTTGCGCTGGGAATTTATACAAAGTGTTTGAAAACGGATTTGTCACGTATTTGTTACATAACTCTCAATAAAATGTCTGTCACTCTACTTTCTGTCAACTATAACGAGTCGTATGATGATCTGGTTGTAAATGATACTAACACTGTGCGTGTTATGTACTTTGCTGGTCAAAAGAAGGCTAAGCGTGATGATTGGATTACGCCTGGATCAATTCTAATCGAGAAGATTGATAGCCAATGGCTGTATGTTGGGATTGTAATGTTTGTTTATGAGGTAGAGCCAGTTGATGGAGTTGCTCGGTTTCTACTAGTTCTAGAGAAGAACAATCATTCTGGAGTTACGGGTAAGACCAAGAAGCTTCTTATGGAGAAAATTGGTTGGATTCTAAGTGATGATGCTCCCGGAATTGCCCACGTAACTCATGTTTAGAGCTAAAACGGTATAATATACCAATACAATGCGTTTTTTACTTATTAGTACTCATGTTGATCAAATGACCGGCTATGCTAAAGTTGTAACAAATCTACTTCAGCAGATTTCTACCGTTCCGAATGTAAAAGTTTTTCATTTTGGGTTTCAACGGCATCCATCTCGTCCCGGAATTCGAACTGCTCCCAAAGGTATTATTCAATATGATGCTGCAGCAAATGAGGATCCTCGTGAAGAAGGATTTGGATTTAATAAAATTAACGAGTATATTGATACAGTAAATCCCGATATCGTTATGATCTATAATGATCCATTTATTGTTTATAAATTTATTGAAACGATGAAATATGAAAAAGATAAATCATCGTTTAAGCTTTGGATCTATCTAGATCTTGTATATAAAGGAACTGTGAAACCCATTGTTGAAAAGATTAATCAATCGGCTGATCGTATTTACATGTTTTCAGATACATGGGTTAAAGAATATACAAGCTACGGACCTGCTCCAACAATTTCAGTAATGGAACATGCTGTAGATTCCACTGTGTTTTTAAGAGCTGATAAGTACACACGTAGTGGTCTTCGCATGTCTACAGGTATTCCAACAGATGCTATTATTTTCTTGAATGCAAATCGTAATTCTCAACGAAAGCGACTTGATCTTTGCATTATGTCATTTGTTGAACTAATTTCACGAGATATTACCAAACCTTACTTTTTGATGATTGTAACTGCTGCTACAACTCAAGGCGGTGCATATTATGACATAACTCGTATTTATAATACTGAACTTGAAATGCGCGGTCTTTCATTGGATACAATCGGTAAACGACTCATACTTGTCGATTCTGCAGCAACTCCACTGTCTGATGCTAAAATTAATGAAATATATAACATCACAGATATTGGAATTAACACTAGCGACGGAGAAGGGTTTGGTCTCTGTCAACTAGAGCATTTGTATACTGGTGCTCCTCAAGTTGTAACTGATGTTGGAGCATATTCTGCATTTTTGACTTCCGATGTTGCAGAATTTATTCCATCGTCTGGGCATTCGTATTTTTCAGGATCAATGCCAATTGGGTTTCAATGTCCAACATTTGACCACAAAATGATTGCAGATGCAATGCAGAAGACAGTCGACACGCTTGATGAGCGTCGTGCAGCGGCTAGAACTTATTCGTTCAAAACGTGGCCAGAAGTATGTGCTAACTGGCTTACGGATATTCGCAATGAATGTAAATAAATGGAGACCTTTTACAAACGAATCGGTGAACTATCTCACGAACAACGCAGAACAGTTTTAACTAATATTATCGCTCAAATGCGTCAACACCAACAGCATCCAATCGCCGACGCATTTTATGATATACTGTCATGTTATCCGGAATTTCCTTTGTTTAAACACGAACAAAGCTTTAGACTCTATCTTGCATGGCCGAAGATTTTTGCGATGCAAAATCATCCACTTGTTAATCAAATAGTAAATCAACCTATTTAAATTGAATGAATTTAGTAAATAAAATGCCAGAGTGTTCAGTTTGTATGGCTGATATGGACATGGAAGAGTATGATGATCCAAATGAATCGACACGTACATGTGTTCGTTTGGATTGTAAGCACGCATATCATACCAAATGTGTTATTAAGTACATGAAACAAACCAACTACGAATGTATTCTTTGCAATAAACATCGTAATCCAATTGAAGAAGCTGGATTAATTGAACAAGCACACGCCGAGGTTAGAAATGATAAAGAGTTTCGTAGACTTAAGAAAGAAGTTAGAGCTGCAGCGTCTGAATTTACTCAGACTAAAAAGATCATGAAACAGGCAATTCAAGAGTTTATCCGTTCGCACGCAGATGAATGGCAAGCGAACGAAAAAAGAAAAAAAGTGTTGTCGCTTGAATCTAAGCTTGTGCGATATGTTCGGAAGTTTGTTCTTGCCAAACCTATGCTAGCAGGAGCAGTTCTTCCAAAGTTAAATATGTGGAGTAGAAATTCTATAAGTGGTCTGAGAATGTGGCAGTACCGAACTAAATATGTACATTTTGATGTACTCTAGACATTGGTTTCAGAAACTTTCATTTTAAATTGTTTCAACGATTCCTTCAGAAATTTTGCATCTTTATTAGCTTCTACCATTTGATCATAATCATATTCGATCGTTTTAGTCTGAAGACGATCAGGATAGTATAATGTGATGCGCGACCTACACAAATGATCGGGTCCAATCCAAACGGCATGCAATCCCACCATGTCAACCATCTTTTTTCCAATCTGAACAAATCGTGACATTTTAGTTAAAAAGGATTACAGTCTTTAAGTTTCTGTTTTTATAATTATCTTATTGGAATCAATGATTGGACCTACAATTTTATAAACATTACTAAATATTTCACAAGCTTTTAATGCATCATCATCATCAAATTGTATTAATATATCTGTCTTAGATGTTATAAATTTAATTTCAACAT